CTTTATTTATCCGACTGAGATTGTTGATAATTTAGTAAATTCAAACATTGATTCAAATTATACGGCAACGTACTATCCTTGGATTTTGGTAAGAGACACTGTAACTAATACTCAAATTTATTTACCACCTACTAATGAAGTTTGTCGTAATCTTGCCTTAACCGATAACGTTTCTTTCCCATGGTTTGCAACTGCTGGATATTCTCGCGGATTAGTTAATGCGGTAAAAGCTAGGAAAAAATTAACCCAAGAAGATAGAGACACTTTGTATCAGGGTCGTGTCAATCCTATTGCTACATTTTCTGATGTTGGAACGGTTATTTGGGGTAACAAAACGTTACAAATTGCGGATACCGCTTTGAACAGAATCAATGTTAGAAGGTTATTGTTACAAGCTAGAAAACTTATTTCCGCAGTTGCTGTTAGACTATTGTTTGAACAGAATGATGCTAAGGTTCGTCAAGATTTCTTAGATAGTGTAAATCCAATTTTGGATGCTATTAGGAGAGACCGTGGTTTGTATGATTTCCGTGTAACAGTAAGTAGTTCTGTAGAGGATCTAGATAGAAATACGTTGAGTGGTAAAATATATTTGAAACCTACTAGAGCACTCGAATTTATTGATATTGAATTCTTGCTTACCCCTACAGGTGCTTCTTTTGAAAATATCTAAACTTAAATGTCCCAATATGAAAAATTAATGGTAATTTCGGAGGGTTTCGATGCTTTCGGAACCCCCGAATTAAAGTATTATGCATTTGATTGGGATGATAACATAATGCATATGCCGACCAAGATTATGGTTCTTGATGATAAAGGATCTGAAGTTGGTATGTCCACCGAAGATTTTGCTAAGTATCGTGGAATTATAGGTAAGGAAAATTTCCCGTATGAGGGGACAACCATTGTGGACTATGCTCAAAACCCCTTTCGTAATTTTAGAACAGAAGGAGATAGACAATTTATTATTGACAGTATGAAGGGAAAACCTGGGCCAGTATGGTCCGACTTTGTGGAAGCAATTAATAATGGTTCTATTTTTTCAATTATTACGGCTAGAGGACACAACCCAAACACTATAAAGCAAGCCATATACAATATGATTATATCTAATTATAATGGTATAAACAAAGATTCATTAATTAAAAACCTCAAGAAATACAGAAAAATATTAGGAAACAAAACTTATAATAGAGATCTTATAAATTATTATATGAATTTGAATAAGTTTTACCCTGTGTCTTTTGGAACTGAGGCTAGTGCTGCAAACCCAGAAGAACTCAAAGTAAAAGCACTACAAGAATTTATTAATTATGTAAAAAGACATGCAAAAAAACTAAAGAAAAAACTTTATTTGAAAGACAACGTCAAAGGAGCATTTACACCTACTGTTGGATTTTCAGATGATGATATAAGAAACTTAGAAAAAATTAAACAAGAATTTATTAAAGAACCAATATTAAGAACATATTCAACCGCGAGCGGGAAAAAAACCAAATTCTAATAGGAGAATATTCGAAAAAAAAATAAAGTAAATAGAAAAATTTTTCAACGCTCAAATTTCTTCAAAAAAACAATGGTACCACAATCATAAATTCTTTCAATATTTCGAGAAACCATAATTTGTTTTTCGGTTAACTTAATATCAAAACCTTCTTTTTTTAATTTTTCTTTTCTAAAATTCATTCTATGTACTCTTTTTTTTCCAATGATATACCAATAATTTGGTTTATTAATATTGGTCTGAGTAAACCCTAGTTTACAATACAAATCCCCCTGACTCCAACGACGATCCGCATAACTAATTATTTGAGTTGGGTGATAGTTTTTTATGAAGTGATTAAGTAATTTTTCAGCCCCCCCTACAACTATTGTATCTGTTTTATTACAAAACCTACTTAATTCATATCCACTATGATGTGAACCGATACCTAGTCTTGGTTTTGTAAAGGTCATCAAAGATACTAATTCTTGGTTATAGTATAAACCTAAATTAATTTTTGAATTTATTTTTCCTTGTAAATGGTGTGTGTCCAAAAAACTAGACGATGTTTGGGGGTCTACATTTTTAATAACACACTTTCTTGCAAACACTCTGTCCAAGGTAAGACCTAACAAATTTTTTAATTTGGACTTAATAATGTCTTTTTTGAATAACCATTCGTCTTCAAAGATGTGAATTAGTCGTATATTATTTTGTTCACAAATTTGGGTTTTATTCAAATGATAATTCTTTCCGACCTTATTTTCAGAATGCCAATACAGACCATTAAACTCAATTGCCAGATTATGTGAAGGTATGAAAATATCTATTTGATATGGTGGAATTATGGATAGTGATGATGTGATTGTCTGAACACCACAAGAAAGTAAAAATTGATTGATTTCTTTTTCTATGTTGGATACACTAGATGAACAGTTTGGACACCCATGCTTGGATAAATGATCGTAGGGGAGTTGATCGAATATCCCGTGTGTTGGACAAATTATTTTAATCTTTGTGTGTGAGTTATGATATTCCACAAGAGAATAATCATATTTGTCAGAATGAATTTTTTTAGCTCTTTCGATAAATTCAGATTCATTTAAACTAAACTTTTCTTTCTTTCGGTCAATTGAACATTTTTTACAACCTTGCCCGCACAAGTGTTTCGAAGGGGTTTGTTCAAAAACTCCATGTTTTGGACACAAGATTTTTACATTTTTTGTAGATTTGATAAAATGCACCAATGAATAATCATAATAAGTTCCGTGTTTTTCAATTGCTTTAGTAACAAAAGTTTCAGTGTTGGAACGGGGTTTACTTCTACTACAAGAAGGACAACCCTGACCAACCATATGTTGAGAAGGAAGTTTTTCAAAAATCCCATGAACAGGACATATAATTTTTACCTTGGTTTCTGAATTAACATAATTAGTCAATGAGTAGTCATATAGATCCCCAAACCTTTTTTTTACTTTGGTTAAAAACTCTTGGGTATTTGTTACCCTGTCTAAACAAAACTTACAACCATTTTTACCACGCAAATGTTCACTAGGTAATTGCATAAAACTGTAATTGTGTAAATTACAAATTAATTTTACTTTAATAGTGGGGTTTACATAATCAACAAATTCATAATTGAATTTATCAGAATATAATTTTTTTGATTTTTCAATAAATTTTGTTCTGTTGTAAAATATTTTAGGCATGGATATATTTATTAAGTGTATTTAAAAAGTACGACTATAAATATAATCAAAAAAAAATAAAATGGCAGATTTACTAATGAAAATGCCGGTTCCATACGAACCGAAAAGAACTAATAGATTTGTGGTTAGGTTTGACTCAACTCTAGGAATTAACGAGTGGTATGTTGAAACCGCTGGAAGACCTAAAATAGATATTACATCAGTTGCGATTCCGTTTTTAAACACTGAAACCTATGTGGCTGGAAGATTCAAATGGAATGCAATTAGTGTTGTGTTTAGAGATCCAATTGGACCTTCGGCAACACAAGCCCTTATGGAGTGGGTACGATTACATGCGGAATCTGTCACAGGTCGTATGGGATACGCCGCAGGATATAAAAAGAATGTGGATCTAGAAATGTTAGACCCAACGGGTGTAGTGGTTGAAAAATGGATATTGGAGGGTTGTCAAATCGTTTCAGCAGAATGGGATCAATTAAATTATGGTAATGATACATTAGCTAAAGCAACACTTAACTTACAACCTGATCGTTGTATTCTAGTGTTCTAAAAAATTAAAAAAAACCTGTGTATTAAAACACAAAACCTTTAATATTTAATTTTTTTTTTTCTTTGTTACATTGAAAAAAAAAGAAATAACGATGATAGAGATTCCAAATTTGATAGAACCATTAATGGCGAACAGGTACGCGATAGAAGTCGTAGGAACCGAGATTCCTAGTTATTTGTTTAGAGAATTCAAAATTTTCAATGAGGGGGACGAACTTATTTTTACGACAGAATTTTATGAAACAGTCAATTTTTGTTTTAACCCAAATGAGTTCTTCAAAATTACAGCAGTAAAAATATCATATTTAGATCCTACAGGTGGTGTTGTCAATCAATTATTGTTTGAAACAAAATCTATGAATTATGAAAAAATCGGATCATATGCTAGTGATGATTTACAGACCAATAAAATGAGATTTGTAATAGCAAAACACACAACTTCATTACTTTGTAAAAACTAAAATTAAAACAAAATTATATTATAAGCCATGGACGAAAATTTAATAAAATATGGACAAACAGATTTTACCTTACCACACGATGTGGTAAAATTACCGAGCGGTGGTAAATTCTATTCAAATAAAAAAAAGACAGTGAAGATTGGATACTTAACGGCTAGCGATGAAAATCTTCTTATGGGGTCAAATCCTAATGATCTAATCCTTTCTTTAGTTCGGAACAAACTTTATGAACCAGATATTAAACCAGAAGAACTCCTTAATGGAGATTTAGAAGCAATATTAATTTTTTTAAGAAATACTTCGTTTGGTTCTGAATATACAATAAATAGTGTAGACCCACAAACAAATAAAGTTTTTCAAACTACTATAAATTTAGAAGAATTAGATTTACGAATACCTAATGTTGAATCAGATGAAAATGGAACATGGACAGTAACTCTACCCAAGAGCCAAAGTCAGGTTACTTTAAGACCATTAACATATGGAGAACTTAATGAAATTAACAAACAGGCAGACACATATCCACAAAATAGAGTTGCTCCAAAAATGACTTGGAGATTACAAAAACAAATAATATCAGTAAATGGAGATAATACTCCTCAAACTATAAATAAATTTATTGAAACAATGCCAATTCTAGACTCAAAGTTTATTCGACGTTTTATTGACGAGAATGAACCTAAAATAGAATTAAAACGAATAGTAACAGCCCCGTCAGGAAGTAAGGTAGATGTAGAAATCGCCTTTGGGGCGGAATTTTTTCGTGTTTTCTTCTGAGAACCGAACATATCAAGTGGATGAGTTTTTCATTTTAAATCAAACACTTAAAATTTCATATACGGATTATTTGATAATGCCCATTTTTTGGAGAACTAGATTAATGGAACTTGTGAAAAAAAAATAATTTAGTTAGACTCGATATTTATATTAAATCCACCTTATAGCCCATCGATTTCGATGGGTTTTTTTGGTGTTTTTATTATAAAAAAAACAACGATGGATCCAAATTCAGCATCTACCTTTCAAACTATAAGCAATTTTCTTGCGGATATAGAAAACCAATTGAAAACCGTTTTTAATATACCCGCAATTGAAATGCAAATAAGACAAGCACAAGCCACATTAGCGGGTACTTTTGGTGCCACTCAAAAAGAAATAATGGGGCTACGAAAAGAATTAGCTATTGCGGCACCAGAAATTGTCAAACTTGGTGGTAACTTTCAGGATGTTGTAGATTTACAAAAGCAGGTCTCTGTGAATCTTGGAACTAATACTATTTTGGCAGGTGAAACTATCCAAAAATTGTTTGCCGTACAAAAAGTTTTTAAACTGACCACTGAAGCTATGGGGAGTGCGGTATTAGATTTTGAAAAAATTGGTATATCGGCAGGAGTACTCAGTACTAAATTTGAGACTGCGGCAAATCAAGCTAGAAGAATTGGTGTTAATACATCCGCCGTTTTTTCAATGATAAGTCAAAATTTAGACAATTTAAATAAATTTGGGTTTCAGAATGGTGTCGAGGGTTTAACTCGAATGGCAGCACGAGCGGCAGCTATGCGAATAGACATGAAAGAAATCTTTTATTTTGCTGAAAAAGTTTATAGTCCAGAGGGAGCTATAGAAACTGTTGCCGCTTTACAAAGAATGGGTGCCGCTGTTGGGGATTTAGCTGATCCGTTCAGATTAATGTATATGGCACAAGAAGATGTTGAAGGTTTGTTAACTTCTATAACAAAAATGAGTAGCAAATTTGCATACTTTGATGAACAGTCTAAAGAATTTAAAATATTTCCTCAGGCAAAACGAGACCTAAGAGAAATTTCAACAGCGCTTGGTATTTCACAATCAACACTCAATGAGATGATAATGAGTCAAGCCAAATTACAGAAGATGGGTGGAGAAATACGACTACAGAACGTATCCGAGGAAGATAGGTTACTCATTGCTGGTTTGGCAAATATGAGATCAGATGGTAAATATCAAATCAAAGTTGAAGGTCAAGAGAAATTAGTCAGTGAATTAAATTCTAAAGATTTGGAACTTTTAAAACGTGAACCTAAAACTTTAGAGGACTTAGCTCGTGAACAACTTACCGCTCAACAAACATTAGTAAACTTATTTAGAGCTAGTTTGATGACAAGAGCCTCATTAGTTGTTGGTGGAACAATACCAGATCAATTCGCACAAGCACTAAAAGGGGCGGCCAATGTACTTTCTGAATCTACAAAACCAATCACATCACCAAAAAATATAAAATCTGGACTTGAGAACCAAGATTTATTTTTTTCACAAGCAAAAAAAATAATAGAAGATCTTACATCAGGAACCGTAACAAATGCACAGGCACTCGAAAGAACTGGTAAGTTAATTGACAAACAACTAGAGGGGTTGGCTAAACTTGGCAATGAATTTGGAAAATTTGAATGGAATAAAGAACTAGAAAAACATATGACTTCAAATAATAAACTTTATACAGAAACTAAAACTTTATTAAATTTATTAAATATAAGTATTAATGATGCTAAAGATTTTATTTTTGGACCATTACACGAAACTATGGATGAACTGAAAAAAATAAAAAGTACACCAGACACTAAATCACTACAAGAGTATTTGAAAAAATCAACAGAAACTCCAGCGGCAGGTATTTCATATTACACACCAAATCAAAATGTGCCCTCGAAATTTACAACGTATACACCACCTATTGATAATACCTCAGAAACAATAACTAATGTATCACCATTATTAGTTAAAAACCAACTAAATATCAAAGATATGACCATTTCTCAAATATTACCAAATATTTTGAGTGAAAAAATACAACAACAAATGAAACCAGAACCATTGGTAACAAACACACAATATGTTAATAATATACCACAGAGAGAACTGCCAAAACGGGAAGAAGTCCAAACTGGAAATTTAAATGTAAAATTTGATGAGGTTAGTGGTAAAATATCATTAATGCTAACTCAACAAGATGGAAAAGAGACTAAAATTGATGATATGACTGTAAGTCAAATTATTTCTAATCCATTATTTAAAAATAATTTAAAGTCAATGATTGAAGACTCAAAACCCAAAAAACAATACGAGTCTGTTCCCTCATACGCGTAATTAAAAACCCCAAAAAAAAGTAAATCAAGTATTTATGGATAATGCCAAGTCAGTTAACATTTACCGCCACTGAAAGTTTAAGGAATAGTTTATTAGGTCGAAATTTAAGACCGTATAATAAACAAAATAGTGGTACTGTATATCCGTCACGAACACAATACCAACCAAACTATAGCAATGTAGTTGATTCTCCTGACATACTTATAGACCGATCTCCATACTCAAAGAACTTAAATGTATTAAATCAATTTGGGCCAGATGGTGGATACAACTATGATATTTCGGATATCAACACAACACTACAAAACAAACCGAATGAGGGACCATATGGACCATATCCACCGTACACAAACGAACTTCAAGCGTATTCACAGACATTTCAAACTAAAAGTAGAATAAAAAATGAATATTCACCGAGAGACGGATACCAATATTATGATGTAGGTGATTTTGTGAGAGTTCAAAAAAACTCATCATATTGGGACCCACCTAGTTTCAGACCCTCAACATATTCACCATACAGTATTTTACTATCTAATGTACCTGTTGGGTCAAATGGATCAATACTCGAAGATTCTGAATTAGCGCAATTAGGAGCACAATCTTTACAACAACTATTTAAAGACACTATAGATAGGAATTTAGAAACTGAAACAACTGGTAGATTAAATATTTTAAATGGATCTAAAGATCCAGTTAACCTAGCGCTTATCGTATCTGGAAAAAGACCTCTAGCATTTAGTGATTGGAAAATTACGGCTGGAGGAGATATTGGAGCTCGTGCTCAAAGTTTAGTACAACGGATTGCAGGGTTTACTTTTCCATCTTCACCTATACCAGGAGATATTCTACCAACAAGAACTTTTAACTCGACACAATCTGCGGTCATTGCGGCAGATGATGGTAGAAGAGGTTCTGTGTTTGGTTTATTTGGAACTAGACCGACAAATCCATCTCAATTACTTTTAGATTACACTGGAAAAGGACAAAGAGAACAACTTACAAATAGTTTAGTATTTAACAGGTTTAGACCAAAATATAATACAGGTGGGACTGGAGTCTTATCAGCAATTGGTCAAGCAATATTTGGGGGTTTTGGGGATGACCTTGGAGAAGGATTATACTATGTAGGAAGTCCAATGAACGAACCTGGATATATGAAGTCACCCCCAGGTGAAGTACCAATCAATGAATTTGGAGAACAAGTCATAGCACCAGTATATGGTCCAGATGTTTTGGGGATAGCGTATGAAGGCAATGATCTGACAGATAGATTTCAATTTGGTTTTAGAGGTGAAAACTACATAGATCAAGGAAATCTTATGGGTGGATTTACTTGGATGAAAGAAGAATTCATCCCCGAGGCAGGTAAAGGGGTTGGACCAAATGGAACTTTATCGAAGGAAGATGAAGACTTTCCAATGATTTCTAACGATTTTTTTGATAGTCAATCATCTGACTTTGACTTTAAACCAGGATCCATATTATTCGACACACAAAGACTTATTGATTCAACACCAAAAGGAGGTGCAAGGTACAAACATGTTGGAAACGCAATTAACCAAACGAGCAAAATATTCAATGATGGGTATAAACAAATAACTAAAGGTTCGAGAGTATTAAGATATACTCCAGAGTTAGAAAATAGAGTTATTGAATATTGTAGAGTTTTCACAAAAGATAGACCATACTTGTCATTTACTGATCTTCAAAAGTCTGACGGGAACATTCGTAAAATGGACTATTCAGTTTTAAACAATACGTTTAATGTAAACATAGCCCCAGAAAAAGGGGGGACTTCAACATATGCAAATGGTAAAGCAAAAAAATATATGTTTTCTATTGAAAATTTAGCCTGGAGGACATCATCTAGACCTAATTTAACATATGAAAGTTTACCAAAATGTGAACAAGGACCAAACGGTGGGAGAATAATGTGGTTTCCGCCATACGATCTTGAATTTAGTGAATCTATAAGACCCGATTTTACCCCAACAACTTTTTTGGGTAGACCTGAACCCGTCTATACTTATAAAAACACAACGAGGGGGGGAAATCTTAAATGGAAAATAATTGTTGACCACCCATCGATAATGAATTTGATAGCACAAAAAGTTTTGGAAAATAAAACAAATACTGAAGCCGATCAAATATTAAATTCGTTTTTAGCTGGTTGTAAAAAATATGATTTATATGAATTAGCGGCAATTTATAATACAGTGCCTCTAGATCAATTACAATCTACGATTAGAATATTGAATGAACCAAATATCACAGATGAAATTTATTCGGAGGCATATACTTCACTTATACCAGATCCACAAAATATATCATTAGAAATTCCTCAACAACCACCGACACCCTCTCTTGAAGAGTATCAAAATTTTGGGTTTTATTTTGATAACGATGTTCCACCTAAGTCTGGAGAGATATCAAATTATGAAACATATTATTCATTATATGTTACACAAAGCAATAAAGACAAATATGAACGACTTGCAACAACCAATCAAAAAGGACCTGTATCTGAATTTTTCCCCAAAGTAGTAGAATCTAATTTTTTGAAAACAAAAGAATTATGTGAAAAAATAATTAAGATTTTAACAGAAGATTCAACAGCAACAATAAAAATGGAGATTGTATCTTTTGCCTCATCACCAGGTACTATAGCATATAATAAAAGTTTATCGGAAAGAAGAAACACATCTGTACTTAAATTTTTTGAAGCATTTTCATCAGCATCAGGGAAACAATTAAAAGATTTTATAGGGTCTAGGCTAACAATAACCTCAATTGCAGAAGGAGAAGAAGGGCCACCAACACAACCTAAGTACATAGACAATACAATGGGACAAAGTGTGAGTTGTGGTGAAAATTTACTTGGAAATTCAAAAATATATTCTTATAATGCTATGGCTTGTCGAGTTACTAAAATAAAAACAATTAGTGTGACATCTAACCCAACACAACCTCAACCTAGTAATAATAATCCAAATATAACATTAATAGATGATGGTAAACAACCAAGTGCCCCGAAAAAAGAAAAAGAACCACAGTCCTTCACAGAAAAAATCTCAAGTAAAGGAGCGACTAAAAAAATATTAAGAATGTTACTTTCTGAATGTGATTATTTTGAAGTACTTAAAGATACTGATTTTTTTCTTTATAACTCATTAAAAAATAAACTGAAATATTTTTCTCCAGCGTTCCACTCAATGACACCCGAAGGTCTTAATGCTAGATTAACATTTTTACAACAATGCATGAGACCTGGGGACACTATACCAACAATAGGACCTGACGGTCAAAAAATAATGAACGAAGCACTAAACACTGCTTTCGGTGCACCACCAGTATTAGTAATTCGTGTTGGAGATTTTTATAATACTAAAATTATACCAACAAATCTTTCTTTACAATATGAGAAAAATCTCATAGATATGAATCCAGAGGGTATTGGTTTACAACCTATGATAGTCACAGTAAGTCTAGATTTTAACTTCATAGGTGGATCAGGATTAAAAGATCCAATCGATACATTACAAAATGCACTTTCATTTAATTACTATGCAAATACCGAAGTTTATGATGAAAGAGCGGAAGAAACTGACACATCATTGAACAAATTAGATGAACAAATTATACAAAAAATTCAGAATTTACAACCATTGGTGGGTGTGAATAATACAGATAAAAATCCAAAAGTTTTATTTGGAGAAACAATTGGTCAAATAGAACAATCTGGACAGACCGTAAGTGGTATCACTGGAGAATTAAAATATGAAAAAATATACAATGATCTCATTCAACAAACACAAAAATATTTTACAACAACTTTAAGTTTTTATCAAAATATTTTAAACGTATACGGATATGGTTTGATACCTATGTTATCCTCAATAAGAGGAACATTATTTAACGATAATTCAAATCCACAACCGACACCTGGTCCAAATAGATCATATAATCTAGGGAAAATCGTCGGGGTTGATACACAAATTTATGGAAAACCAGCGTTATATTGTGATAATATTAGATGGGCTTTTAAATCTCTAAATGAATATATTGACAATGAAGTTATTGGAATCTTCAAAACATACACACCACAAGGAAATTCATATACAACAGGGCCTGGTGAAATGGACACAATTACAATAACACAACCACAAAAAAATATTTTCAAAGAAAATTATAAAAGATTTTTACAAGGTTATGAACAAACTTTTCAGAATAAATTAACAGAATTTATTCAACCACTTATAACAGAACAACAAAATTTAGTATTTATTATAGATAAACTTAATTTTGTATATCAAAATAATTCAGACGGTGTTGTTAAAAGTCCAAATGAAGTTGAGATTTATGAACTAACTCAACAATTACCTAATTATTTACAGATAATACAACAGAATTTACAAAATTTTATAGATACACAAGACGTATATGGATTGTATTCGGACAATAGATATCAATATCCATCTAGTGGAAATTTTGATACAAGTGGTTTAACAGGGTTTTCGGCTTTGGTATCACCAGAACAAAAAACTGAGTATTTTTTAATGTCTAAACTATTGAGTGACAATAACGAGGCTAGACAATTTTTAATAGACCTTACAGCAAATTTAGATACGTTTACGAAACAAATAGTAACAAATTATTATTCAAACTTTTTGAAAAATGTTTATGATGGTTGTAATACGGCAGGAAAAAATTTACTTGTTAAGTATAAAGAAGAGTTGGGGAAACCCTTTGTAATCTACACACCTGAAATTGATACAAATAATGTTAAAGCCTCTTTTCAACAAACACTACCTAATTTACCGTTAGAACAATCTTTACGTGATTTATTTGCAGCTAAAAATGATACGGAATCGTATAATCCCTTTAATTTGAAAAAGAAATTTAACTAATGCAAACCTACTATAACAGATACCAAGAATTTTTAATAAATGGTGAACAAACCGTAGTACCTTTTGTTACTTTGCCTACAAAAGGAACTGATATTACTTATGTTTATAAAATGGGAGTCAGTAGACTTGATAAATTATCACAACAATTTTATGGTTCACCTTTTTTTGGTTGGTTGATCTTACAGGCTAATCCACAATTTGGGGGTTTAGAATGGAATATTTCTGATAATGCAATAATACGAATTCCATTTCCTTTGGTGTCTTCATTACAAGATTATAAAAATCAATTAAATACTCATTTCTTATATTATGGTAGATAACAGTATGGATGGTGATATTTTCATCGAAGTATCAGAAAACAATATTTTTTTAATTGATCCTAATAGAGTTCTTACTAGTGACGGTAATATTAAAGAAAGAAATGTTAAACATGAAAATTTAATTATGTATGCAAACTTGGAGGCTAAAATTTATCCAAGAACAAAACTTCTAGTTGGAGCACCAATCGACGACGCAATCCAAAATCAACAGATTGCTAGTTTTAATTTCTTAAGTCCTGGAGGAGAAGCATTTATGAATAATAAATATGTAGACGAAATTACAGGATTTAATACACTAGATGGGAATGGAGTTAATCAACCATCGTTTAACATAAAGAGGACTGACAAATCCGACAATTTTTATTTAGCACAAAATACTAAAAATAGAAAAGACACAGGTTTATTAGGTATCGAAAGTATTAGCATTAAAAACACTAGATCATTTACCCCGACAGTTGACATGGTCTTAATTGATGTAATGGGAAGAGCTTTATTTGAAAAAGGTGAAAATTCCGAATATGCTTTTTTCTTTAATCTACCATATCCTATGTTTTACCTAACTCTAAAGGGTTATTATGGAAGAGCGATTAGATATGAACTCATATTAACTAATTTCAGTGCGGCGTTTGAAAGTGGTACTGGTAATTATAGGATTAACCTAAAATTTTATTCCTACAAATATACAGTTTTAGCCGAAACACCATTGGGAGCTTTGTATGCTCTTCCATTTATGTACACACAGGAATATCAATTAAATCCTGTACAACAACCAACAAGTGTTGGGGCGGCACAAACATCAATAGGAAATAATCTATTGACAACAATTAATGTAAAAACTTCTAGAGGTCGTGACTTTTTAAAACAAATTTACCAAAGATACAAAAACGGAGGGTTACTCAAAAAAGATTTCCCAGAACTTACATTTGCTGAATTTTTAGCGGCTATTCAAGGACTTGAGAAATTTTTAGAGCAATCATATGGATTAGCAGATTTCTCACCATTAGATGATGGGGACACATATTTTAAATTGTTAAACGATTACAGAGATAGTATAGTAAATCAGAGTGATTCGTCTAGTTGGTTCAACATGAATGTTGATACGTCAAAACCATATGTTCTCAACACAGATCAAGACACTGAAGAAATTTTACTAGCTTGGATTTTTAATGAAAATAAAAGAAAAAACAAACAAGAAGCTCTAAATGGTTTAGGCGAACTACAAAAAATTGTAAATAATTACAATAAAACATTAGGGTCGAATAAAACATATGGTATCAATGGGAGTTTTGTGATAGATAACGTAAGATTTTCTAGTGGTGTTAAATCGATTACAAAAATTGACGCTAAAATAAGTCCTGATGTTTCATCGATTGAATATAACACTTTTGTAAAACAACTCACCCCCGACAATATTAATTGGGAGGCCACTTTTGAAGTGAGAAATAAAAGAAAACCACTACTTGGTGAAGTAGATATTTTAAGAGTAAAGGAAAGTGAATTTTTTCAAACAGTTTTTAGTCAAAGTCAGTTAAATATACCTACGTTTCCAACATATAATTTTGTATTTGAAGGTAAAAAAAATTTTTCAGGCATCATTGATCAATGTTTTAAAGAATTTGCAGAACAACGTCTGTTAGTAACAAATGAGTTAAATAATTTCTTAGCAAAAAAAATTGAAGGGCCAACCGGTCTAGGTTTTAAACCAACAATTAGAAATGTTATGGCAATTATTTTTGCGTCAGTTGAGGCTTTTTATAGATTGATGGATCAAGTTCACACCGATGCCTGGAATAAAAGAGATAGTCAAATCAGAAAAAGAGCTATTTTTACAGATGATAATCCAGATAACCCCCCACTATCTTCGACAGGGCCAGTTTATCCTTGGCCACTTTACTTAAGGAAAGATAAAGATGGAAAATATGAAGTCAGATATCCAGGGGAATATTCTGAAGTTTTTTTAACTCGAGGATCTGATTTTTCAATCTGGCCTGAAATTGAATTTGTGGAGGAATATATTAAAGGACTACAAAATAGTCAAGAAAGTTTGTCAAATATTTCACCAACACAATCAGATTTAGATGGTAGTGGAGTAATAAACAGAATTACAGTAAATGGTGTAGAATTCCCGACTAGTAATATAATTTTGAGTGATTATCAAGATGTAAAATTTATTTATGAAATTTATGAACGATTTATTCTACCAGCTTTTTATGATAGAATATTGAATGAAAATTCTGATTCAATTACAGTATATTCCGATATTGCAAATATGGAAGTTACGAATATAAAAAGTTCTTTAAATGGATACTCAAGTCCAAATTTGATAAAAATTCTAAAAAATTTTGATTTAAATTCTGACACTTTTCTTCCTACACTAAGAAGAATATCAAATGATGGTGTTGGTTTATCTTGGCAACAATTTATTCGTGGTATTTTTACATCTGAATATATGAGGTTAATAACAAAGGATGACTTTGCAATTTTGAGTAACAATACAATTTCATCGGCTAGTGTTAACTCAAATAAAAACCCAAAAATATTGACTAGACTTGGGCAATATGTAAAAAGTCCTAAATCGACAACAACAGATTTCTTAGATTTATTACCTTTTAGAGATACTAATTGGGTTTCTGAAAATATGGTAAACATAAAAAATACAACAAATAATTTATATGACACTACAACTAGTTTGTTTTTAAACAACGATCTAAGTTATATTACAAACTTTGAAAGATCATCTAATTACGACGTTAACTTTAACAGACCGTTTGTCAACAATTCTTATTTAAAAGTTGACGCTCCAAATATTCCTAATAATATTCCCTATCAAGCAAATGGTAATAATTCTGCCGTAGGATTTAATGTATTCTATGAAACAAAAATTAATACGAATTCTAGATCGATAACTGAAGGACTTCTAAATTACTCAAATAAGACTGGTAATCTTACAGCAAATCAAACTGTATCAATAATCAATACTCCATTTTTTGTAAACGCACTTATGGAAGGTGTTGAAAACGAAAAAAATAAAGAATTATATCCTTACATTGCGGCCGCATATCTTTTTATAAATGGTTTACCATTAACTACTCTGAGAGAAAAATATAAAAATATTGGAAATATTACTAGTGAGTTGAATTACATGTTCACTACACTTACTAAATTTGGTGCCGTACACAGAGTTCCATACTCATGGATTCTAAAAATGGGATCAGTATGGTATAGGTATAAAAAATTTGTTAATGATGGGGTTGATATTCTGACTAATTCTTGGAAAAGTATTCCGATTCAAGAATATTACGATCCGACGACACTTGATTTATCCAAAGAATATAGTTTTACAAACTATCAAAACAAAACTGTAAATTTTGTAGCTCAAAAAAATATACTTGGTACGTCACCTTCTATTTCCTATACATCAGTTAAAAATGTAGGATTTTACCCAAAAGTAATTAATGATTTATTTTTTTTTATTACTGGTCAAAATTTAATGACAGGTTACACATCAAGCGACATACAAAAAGCAACTTTAGATGGATTAAGAATTGGAAGTACAAATTGTAAAATAGATCTACCAGAAGGTTTTGATCCCACATCACCAAGTAGATCAATGAGATACAACGGCTGGTTTGTATCGTTTGATACCAATCAATCACCCAAATTTGGGACAAATTTATTTGGTAAAACAATTATTTTTCCATCTTTAGGAACAAACAATAATCAAGTATTTTTTGAATGTTTTGAACAAGCATCACAAGGAATCCAAATGACACAAGAACTTTTTCAAAACAAGGCAGTAGATGACGGTTCAGTTAGGTTTTTTTGGGATGCAGCTAACTTTGGGTACTTCGAAACACCAAGTGTAAATAAACCTAATTATGACGAATATTTAAATATTTTAAAACCATCACAAAGTAACAGTGAAGCATTTACCCTGAGTGCTCAATATTCTAAAATAGAAGAGATTTTTGGCGTTTTCAAAACAGAAATTTTAAATTTGTTTGAAAATGAATTTTTAGAATTTTCAAAATCTAAAAATAGTTTATCACCAGAAAACATAGATCCGACCTATATTACATTTAAAAATTTTCAAAACGTATTCACCAATTGTTTAATTATTGATCAAGTCCCAAATACGTTAGACGAAAATAATTATGTCAACACCTGTGCTAGAAATCAAAATGTCTCAATAACTAATAAGTTAAATTCTTTTTTAAATTTTGATGTGGCATTTAAATTTGGTAATCCAGGAAATTTTGATAGAAAGATTTTCGGAAGTTTTACCACACTTCCATCATTTAGAGTTTTTGATGAATTTACTTACAAACCATATGTACTTGGATCTTTACCAGGTGATTCATTACAGACAAGTTTGATTGATTCGCAATTTAGATACCCCAACGCTTGGACAACTTTAAGACAGTATGTGGGTTTTTCGACAATAGAAAATGTACAATATTCTTCTTCAGGAAGTTATATTACTGATTTTTTTATAACTATGAATGTTGAATTTGAAAGTACAAATATAATCAATTTAGCTCAATTGATAAAAATTTTTGCAACGCAAAAAACCCTTAATAATGGAAATTATGATAGAGGAAACTTTATTTTAGACATTAATGATTTTTATTTAGAAAAGAACACATCGATGGAACTAGTAATAAATGAAACTATGTCTAGTTTGAGAAAGTTATTACCACAAGTACAGGATACTAACACAAAACCAATAAGAACTTCGATAGATGGTATGGTACCAAAATTAGAGCTATGGAGTACCTTCAAAGCGTTTAATGACAAATGGATTTCAGGATCAGATTTTCAAGAAAAATTATTATTTGAACAAGTTGTGTTTTTGGATAGAGCAAATAGAGATATTGGGGATTTAGTGATAATTGATGTTTTCGCATTGAATCAATATGCCTCATCATTTAAAAACATGTCTTCTAGAGTTATTGATGTTATTAGTAAAATTATTGTTGATAATAAATTTTTAATGATGCCTATGCCCGCATACATTAATTTTTGGGGACAAGGTCAGGTTAAAAACGGAATAACACCAAAAGCACAAAGTGTTGAAGATGTTGCAAATAATTTATTTGGAGTTTATAATGATGTAGATACAAGATATGCTGAACCTACATTTTTATGTTACTATGTTGGTAATCCAAGTGAACATTTAGTGATGGGAGATACTAATGTAAATGGATATCGAACCGATTCATTCGACTTTGGAAGACCCAATCCTCTTAACTACACACTAAAAGATAAGTCAGATTGGAAAAACTCTAATATGGTTGTTGGGTTTAACGTAGATTTTGGAACTAGAAATCAAGCAATTTTTACTTCAATACAATTAGATCAAAATTCTGCGGCCGCCACAACTGAGGCTAACAGAGTAATTACGGAAATTGCGGCACAAGCTGGAGGAACAAAAACGTCGTTACAAACTGTAAGTTTGTACAACTTATACAAAGTCCGTAGTTATACTGCAAGAATAGAATGTATGGGTAATATGATGCTACAACCAACAATGTATTTTAATTTAAAACATGTTCCAATGTTTACTGGTCCATACATGATTCAGTCAGTAGAACATAAAATAGAGGCGGGCCGTTTCACTACTTTTTTTGAAGGAGTGAGAATGCCAATATATTCTATTCCTATGATAGATAAACAACTCATATCAATTAACCAATCAATTTATAATAATTCTTTGTCTGAAATTAAAAGAAAAAGAGAAACTAGTTCGAGTAACTCCGTAACATCCAATATAATATCAATAGGAAATTCAGTTCAAACAAACGTTTCGTTTCAAAAAACAGATCCAGGACTGTGTTTTAATTCTATTTTAACCGCTAAAAATCCTTATAACACTTTTGAAGGGACAGAAGGAATTATAACGTCAATTCCTTTGTCAAGTTTTGCTGACAAATTAAAGTCAATATCAAATAAACCAACACGTATTATGACTTTTTTTACCGCATATGTGAATGGATATAAAGATGAAAAGATAAACAGTTTTAATTATGATTTAGGGGGGACACCATTAGCTGGGTATGAAATACCAAATATAGATTATGGCCAATTAAATGTTAATTTAGAAAAAAAATATATGTGTAAAAGGTTTCCTGACGGAAAAACTTACCCTTTTGCTACTTTTCTAGATTTCGATAAATCAATCAATTTTATCAAAACTAGATTTTCTGGAAACATACTTAATAAAAATAAGAATATATCTTATAATGGGTTATGGAATAATGATGATGATATAGTTGCGAATTCGATAATACTATGGGTAAATTATTACCCACAAAAAAGATTCCAAAATGAAGAAGAGTATTCAAAATGGGTCACAAATAATCAGAATATGATCGAATCATTGAAAACAATATCTAAACAATCATTAGAACAAATGAAAAAATTTGGATTGATTTAAACAAAAGTTCGTATATTTATATGTAACTCACCTAAACAACATTTGTTATTAATTAATGGAGTTAAAAGTGAGAAAATAAATTGAACCATTCAACCATATTTAGTGTTTGAATAGTTTCATAAAATTAATTAAAATAAAAAAATGGAATTACAAAATATTTTAGACAATTATTTGGGTAAAAGAACACGTTATACTCAAAAACAAGTAACAAATGGTTTTAGTGAGGTTTGCGATTTAGATACAGGTGATTGTTATACTGTTAGAGAAAGAGATGGATTAATAGAGAGAGTTGACAATACAATGAGAACAAATAAAAAAATCCAAGTAGAAACATCTCATGGAATTAAACAATTATTAAATGGATAAGATATGTCTATAGAAAAAAAAATTCTTCAAGAAATTAGGCGCCATCACCAAATTAACAAATATGTGATGGAACAGGAAGTTGCACCTGATACGGCGGCGCCAATTTTAGATCCAAATGCTCCACCACCTGCAGACCCAATGGCCAGTGGTCAAACTCCACCGCTCGGTGTTACAGACCCTATGCTTCCACAAGAGGCGCCAACACCTGAAGTTATTGATGTATCTCAAGATGACGAAGTTGAAAAAATAGGTTCTGAAGGTCAGACTGAGGACACTGAATCAGGAACCGAGGAGCTCGAGATTACGGATCTAGTAAATGCTCAAAAGGATATACAAAGTAAACAAGAAGAATACTTCGATAAGATGTTTAAACAATTAGAGACACTTCAATCGAAAGTAGGTGAAATGGATCAGTTAATTGATAAAATAAACTCTTTAGAAATGAAAGTTGAAAAATACAGACCCAAAACCGCTCAAGAAAAATTAGAATTGAGAAGTTTGGATTCAGGTCCATTCAACCAAAAGTTGACGGATTTTTTTGATGAAAAAGAGGAAGACCTTGAAAAGTCGGGAAAAAATGAGTATATTCTGACATCAGACGAAGTAGAAAACATTGTACCATCAGAAGTTAAAAAAAGTTTTGATATTACTCTACCTACACCTGATACAAATTTCAGATCCTATTATTGATTTTTTAAATTAATTTATTATTGTAAAAGGGTCTTGAATGACCCTTTTTTTATGAACATAGAAAATATTCACCTTTGGGAAGCTGACAGTTGGACCTACTACGATAGAAATGTTAATATCATTACTTGGAGTGACGAATTTAAAGTTAAATTGGGTAAATTCAACTCAATCGGAAGAGATTGTAATTTTTTTTTACATGCAAATCACAGACCTGATTGGGTAACAACCTCATCTTTATTGTTGGGGTGGGTCACTCCAGAAATCGCGGAAATGCATATGAAAATGGGACACCCATCATGTAAAGGGGATATCGTAATAGAAAACGACGTTTGGATTGGGGCTAAGTCAACCATAATGTCTGGTGTTAAAATTTCAAATGGTGCCGTTGTAGGAGCAGGATCTTTAGTTTCTAAAGATGTTCCACCATATGCAATCGTTGTAGGTAATCCAGCCAAGATTATAAAATATAGATTTTCAGAGGAACAAATACAAAAACTTTTGACTATATCATGGTGGAAATGGGACGAACAAAAAATAAAAGATAATGCTATGTTAATGTGGTCTAATAATATCGATCAATTTATTAATAAACATTTTCAATAACTATTTTAGTTGATTTCTTTAAAAAGATTACTATTATAGAAGGGTTATTAAACCCTTTTTTTTATTCACTATTTTAAATTTCTAAAAACAACATGATGAGTTCATTAGACGCCGTTTTGGCACAGTACGAGAAAAACCAATCAGGTGATGGTTTATCTCAAGAGGAAAAAATGAAGAAATACTTCGCTTGTATCCTCCCACAAAATTCCTCAACAGGACAAAAAAGAGTACGAATTCTCCCTACCAAAGATGGTTCGTCCCCATTCAAAGAAGTTTACTACCATGAACTTCAAGTCGGTGGAAAATGGGTAAAACTGTATGACCCAGGTAAAAATGATAATGAGAGGTCTCCTTTGAACGAGCTCTACGAAGAGTTGAGGTCTACAGGAAAAGAGTCAGACAAAGAGTTGGCGAAACAATATAATTCAAGAAAGTTTTATATTGTAAAAGTCATCGATCGTGATGCTGAAGAAGAGGGTGTAAAGTTTTGGAGGTTCAAACACAACTACAAAAATGATGGGATTCTTGATAAGATCATTCCTATTTGGAGACAAAAGGGTGATATCACAGACTCCGAAAAAGGTCGAGATTTAATTATCGAGATGGCAAAACAAAAAACACCCAAAGGTGCGGATTATACCGCAATCCAAACCATTATGCATGATGACCCTAGCCCACTACACGCTGATCTAAAAATCAAAGAAGAGTGGCTTAAGGATGAACTAACGTGGAATGATGTATACTCTAAGAAACCAGTCGAGTATCTCGAAGCAATCTCAAGAGGAGAAACACCACGTTGGGACTCTAATGCTAATAAGTACGTTTATGGAGATTCAACTGAATCACAAACAAGTATGGGTGGTGCGTCATCCTATGAAGATCCACAAATGAACGCTGATCCAGACGAAGATCTTCCTTTCTAAGATTAGAAAAAAATGAAAAAAGTATACATTGCTTCAGACCACGCAGGGGTAGATTTGAAAGAACTACTTGTGAAAAGATTACAGTCGGATGGTTTAGATGTTGAGGATCTGGGTCCTAACACCTATGATGCGGTCGACTACCCAGACTTCGCTCACAAAGTATCCAAGAAAATCTCAAATGAACCTGAGAATTTTGGAATACTCCTGTGTGGATCTGGTAATGGTGTATCAATTACATCCAACAAATGGGCAAATGTTAGAGCGGCAGTTTGTTGGAACTCTGAGACGGCATCTCTAGCAAGGTTACACAACAATGCAAACATATTGTGTATACCTGCTAGATTCGTCTCTGTAGAAGATGCCATCGATATTTTGGATTATTTTATGGAAACCAAATTCGAAGGTGGAAGACACGAAAGAAGAGTCAACAAAATTCACATACCAACACATTTAATTTAAGTTATGGCAATTAAGAAAAAAGATTTTACAGATATTAAGAAAAAGTTTTCCACATCCGCTAAATACAAGCCTCAAGAGTACTTTGATTTAGGCCGTGAATTTTTGGATGC